AGCCGTGCCTTCCTGGTTATACATGGAACCCAACCACTAGAACTTGTAGTTAATTTAAACATTGGAATACTAGCGGCGTAATTCTCGCAGGGGTGATCCCTGTTTTATATGACTGAAGAGAACACTGCTCCCGAGATGGAAGCCAACGAATCTTCATCGCCTTCAAACGATGAGATGATTCCTCGTTCTAGCGTTGAAAATGCCCTTAGCGCACTTAAGAAAGAGCGCAGTACTCGAAAAGAACTTGAGCGTCAAGTCAAAGAGGTTCAATCTCAATTAGAGCGATTTGCTGGTAAGGACCCTGACGAATGGGATAAAATCCAGGCAGAGGCTGCAGAAACTGCACGCCAACGCCTAGAGATGAATGAGCAGCGTCAACTAATTGAGGAGAAGTATGGCGCTCAAGCGGCTCAAGCTGCCAAAGAGGCAGAAGCTGCCAAGCTAGCGTTATCTGAATATCAGAAAAAGTACGCTCTGGAGAAAATCTTTTATAGCGCTGGCGGGCGAACTGATTCCGCAGATGGTATCAGCTTCTTCGATATGATGGCGCAACAAATCGGCGCTAATTTCAGGCAAGAACCCGACGGATCCTTGACTGTTATTGATGCCCAAGGAGATCCTGTGCTTGATACAGAGTCAGGCAAAAGGGTCTCACCTGAAGACTACCTGGCTACCTTTAAAGTTCATCCTATCTATGGTACATTCTTTAAAGGAGCGAAAGGCTCTGGCTCTGGTATTGGTTATGGTGGTACTGACGCCAACGGTGTCGTGACAGACGATTGGTCTAGTTTAAGTAGTACTGAAAAGTTCTTAAAAGCTTTTCCTGGTAATTAGAACCACTAGGGGCTTAGCCCCTTTTTTATTGGTTTGGAATAATACTTTTAGAGATACCCCGAAAGGATTTTCCGAGACGGAAGGTGCTGGAAGGGGTGTCAAGTTTATGTGGGCGAGAGGCTCAGCATAGACCACACTCCTTCAACCTTCTTTAATTACCTTATCATGGCACTTACTCTTCTGGAAGCCCAGAAGCACGCTCGCACCCCACAGGAATTAGCTGTGGTGACTGAGCTTGCCGCTGGTCCGCTCCTTTCTACCCTTCCTTTCCGCAACATTGAAGGCAATGGCCTTTTCTGGAAGCGTGAAGAGAGCCTGCCCGATGTTGGCTTCCGTAACTATAACGGTAGCTTGGCTGAGAGCTATGGCGAAGTCAGTCAGCAATCTGAGAGCCTGAAGCTCTTTGGTGGTGACATCAAAGTTGATAAAGCCATCATCTCCCTGGAAGGCGCAGAAGCTCAGGCTTATCAGATTCAGTCTCGCGTTCGCGCAATGCGTCTGGCTTGGGAAGCTCTGTTTATCAACGGTGATTCCAACCAGTCCCCTGCCGAATTTGACGGCCTTGCTGCTCGCATCCAAAACGGCTCTTCTCAGTACTTTACTAACGGTGCAGGTGCTCTGAACCTGGACGTGCTTGACGAAGCTATTGACGCTGTTGATGCAAGCGGTGGTTCTAAGTACTTGGTGATGTCCAAGTCTGGTCGTCGCGCTCTGAGCAAGCTCGCTCGCGCTAACACTCAGATCGACATTGCTCGTAATGAGTTTGGCTATCAGCAACTGGTTTATCACGGTATTCCCGTGCTGGAAGTCGATCGCGATAACACCAACACTGCAATTCTGGATGGTACTCCTACCAACCAGGATATGTATGTTGTGGCATTTGGCCCTGAACTGCTTACCGGCATTCAAAACGGTGGCGTTGAAGTTCGCAGCCTTGGCGAATCCTTCACCCAGCCTCAAATGATCACTCGTGTTGAGTGGTATTGCGGCTTAGCCCTGGTCAATGGCCGTGCCGCTGCTCGTGTGGCTGGCTTCAACGCAACTGCCTGATTCATTCAATTGATCCGGCTAGCAAGGCTCCTTCGGGGGCCTTTTTTATTAGGTATTCTAATTTGTAAGTCATAATCTCGCTGCAATCAGATTATTTGACTTTAGCTCTTTATTGGATTACAAATTATGGCTGCACGTTCATCTGGGATGTTCCCACGCGAAGGCTATAGCCTTGACGCAAGCTGCGAAATCACCGCTTCTGCGGTAGCTGCAAACACCACTCTGGCAAATGCTAAGACTATCCGTGTGATCGTTCTTGGCGCTGCCAATATTGACAATGGTGGTACTAACAAGATCACCGTTACCCTTGGTGGCCAGGCAATCGACTTTAACCTTGCCGATCTTGATCTTACTGGCGTGGGTATTGCTCACGTTCGCGGTGCTCTTTGTGATGCCGACAACAACGTTCAGTACACCCTGGGTGGTACTGGCACTGTTGCCGGCGTGTTCTATGAGCTGGTTGACGGCCCTCGTCGCTGATAGCTGACAACTTAATAGGCAATCTAAGGGGCATAATGCCCCTTTTTTTTATGGCTTTATTGGAGAAACGGCCCACCTATTTCGTGAAAGATGGTGATCGCAGGGCCGCTTATTATACAATTACCGCCCGAGAGTTAAGGGCTGAAGGATATGTCGAGGAAGGGGAAAAAGCCGCTCCTGCAAACTTAGACAATCCTTTACCTGAAGTGCCTGTTGTTGCAGGAGGCGATGCCTTTGAGGTTGAGGAAGAAGAAGTAGAAATCGAGCCTTCCCAACCTGTGCAGCGAAGATCTAGACGGAAGAAGAAGGATGATTAAGCAAGCAAAGGCACCCTATTAAGGGTGCTTTTTTTATTATGGAAATAACTTATCGAAATGGCCCTCGATATATCGATGGGGAGAATATCGATATCGATGCTAATGCAGAGCATCCGTCTGTTATAGAAAGAGACGTGGCTGATCCTGTGACTGGCTTGCACGGAATAGGTTATCAGCCTGGGCAGAAGAATCTAGATGGAAGTGAACTATGACTTCTAAAGAAAATTCCGAAAAAGAATTAAAAAGAGCAGTTACGCTATTTGCTTATCTTTCTTTCCTTGCAGGGGTTCTTCTTTTTGGGGGGCTTATGGTTACCGTTCAAGATTCGGGAATACTAAAGAAGCCGTCTAATTTCCCTTGCCAGAATACATCATTGTTACTGTGATGGCAACTGTAATTGGTTGGGGTGGCTTTACGTGGAGAAGGGCTGAGGCGGCTTTACGTTCAGCTCATGAAGCTGGCACTCAAGTAGATAGGGTTGAATTAAAGATGGCCGAAAATTATTTAACAAGAAAGGAATTTGATCTATCAATGGATAGAATCTTTTCGACACTTGAACGACTTGAGAAGAAGTTGGACTTCCATCTTGCTGATCGCTCTAGTGGTTCTCGTAAAAGAACTCCTTGTAATCTGGATGAATGCTAATGACTGCTAAATCTAAATCAGCTAAATATTACGCTAGCAACCCGAAGGCTAGAGCAAAGAAGAAAAGATACGATACTGCTTATCATTCAACCCCTTCTAGGCGTAAGTACCGTTCCGAATTAGGAAAGGCCAGGAGAAAGAGAGGTATCTACGGTAAAGGCGGTGGAGACCTTAGTCATACAAAATCTGGCAGCCTAGTTAGAGAGTCCCCGTCCAAGAACAGGGCTCGACAAGGAGCCAACGGTCGTTCAACTAAAAAGTAAAATGAGCCTTTACAAAAACATTCACGCCAAGAGGAGGCGCATTAAAGCTGGTAGCGGCGAGAAGATGCGTAAACCTGGGAGCAAGGGAGCCCCTAAGGCTTCTGCCTTTAGAAAGGCTGCAAAGACTGCCAAGAAGAGGAAGAAGTAATGGCAGCTAAGAAGAAGGGCGCCATGTCGGGTTGCGGTATCAAGAATGGCTGTAAGTCTAAGAAAGGTGGACTAACTGCCAAGGGCCGCAAACGTATTAACGCCAAGACTGGTTCCAATCTAAAAGCTCCAGTTACCGGCAAAGTAAAGCCTGGAAGTAAGGATGCCAAGCGCCGCAAGAGCTTCTGCGCTCGGAGTCGTGGATGGACTGGAGAGAGGGGTAAAGCCGCTCGTCGTCGTTGGAAATGCTAAAGGAAGACTATGCCGTTATCGCTCGCAACAGCTAAGGCTGCAAAATCAATGCCAGGACATTATGGCCATAAAGGTCCCAAGAAAGATATGAAAAAGAAGGGGGCAAAAAAAGGCAAGAAGAAGTAATTAATCTTCTATCCAATCTGACTTGAGCCTCATTTCACCCCCTAAAGGAGTTTCCCCGTCTATCTTTTCTTGATAGATGGGGTCTTCTATTTGTGGGTTTACTGTAAGATCTTCTATTTGTTGGTCGAGATCAGACATAGACTTCTGTATCTTGTAATCAATCCATGCCTTAAACCAATAATCTATGATTGCCGAGGCAATCTTGTTATCCAAGAGAAAACCGTGGTTTCGTAGGATAAGCAGTATCTCTACAGTAACACCTTGCCACTTCACTTATCAGAATCGCTCTTGTGAGGAAAAGCAACACGCAAGGCTTTGATCAAAGCATCAATAAGTCCATTTCCAGCCAAAGGAGTGAAAGGAAGAACTTCAGACACAACCAATACGATCAAG